TGCAATCAAGCATCGATGTAGAGGCAATGGTCCGTGATGACCTGGCTCGCGTCATTGCTCTTGAACTTGACCGTGTTGGCCTGAACGGTTCTGGTTCTTCTAACCAGCCTCTGGGCATCATCAACACCACTGGCATCGGCACTCAGTCTTTGAGCAGCTTCGGCACCTTTGAGGAGTACATCGGCATGGAGACCGATGTTGCTGCAGCCAACGCTGACGCAGGCAGCCTGCGCTACATCATCAATGCATCTGCTCGCGGCGCTCTTAAGAGCACCAAGAAAGATGCTGGTAGCGGTGAATTTGTCTTCGCCGACAACGAGATCAACGGCTACCCCGTAACGGTCTCTAACCAGCTGGGCAACAACGATGCACTGTTTGGCGACTTCTCCATGCTGATCATGGCGATGTGGTCTGGTTTGGATCTGACTGTTGATCCTTATGCAGGCGCCACCGCTGGCACCGTTCGCATCATTGCTCTGCAGGATGTTGATTTCGCTGTCAAGCAGCCTGGTGCTTTCTGCTTCGCTACCTGATGAAGGTTGAGATCCTGAGGCCAGTAATGATTTCCGGGGAGCCTGCGAAAGCGGGCTCCATTTTGGAAGTCAGTCATAGCGATGCCGTGACCTTGATTGGTCTCGGCAAGGCCGTTGAGCACAAAGCAGAGGCAGAAGCGCCTGCTTCTGAGCCTGCTCCCAAGAAAACCACTACTCGCAAGAGGACTAAGGAATCATGAGCATCGGCAACACTCGACGGACTTTGACCGTCCTGTCGTTTGCGCCTAACGACGTTGTCACCGCAACTGGCAATGAAACAGGCGTGGACCTTCTGGATTACGAAGGTGACATCACCATGATTCTTGACGCCGAGGCTGGCGGATCAGGAGTCACCTATGCCGTCAAGGTGCAGGACTCTGCTGACAACAGTACTTTCGCTGATGTCACTGGTGCTGCGTTCACGACTACGACTGCAAATACTGCACTCGTTGAGACCCTCACGGTCAACACCGATGAGATCAAGCGTTATGCCCGCGTGGCCATCACCGTTGCTGGTGGTACTGGCGCAGGCGCACTGAGCGTCACAGCACTGGGACGCAAGAAGTACAACTGATCGCTGATCTATGCCCCCGGCTTACCGGGGGCTTTTTCATATGGCACTTGATTTTCAAGAAGACCTCGACGCTTTTTTTGACACGCCGGGTTTCACAGTGCCTGTAGTGTCAGGGGAGACAACAAGTGTGGGCTACTTTGAATCGCCTAACGAGATTATTGCTGACGGCATAGTTTTGACGACTGACTATGCGGTCGTAGTCAAGTCATCTGACTTTTCGTCCGTCACGCAAGGCGACACCATGACGGTTGATAGCGTCAACTACACCGTCCGTGAGCCGATGCTTTTAGACGATGGCAAGATTATGCGTGTAATGCTGATGAAGTCATGACGACCAAGCGTGAGAACATTCTTGCCGCAATAAAGACTGCCCTTACTGGTACGACAGGGGTTGGCACAAGGATTTATCGAAGCAGGGTAGAACCGCTAAGTCGCGAGGAGTCGCCTGCCATTGTCATTGAGCCAATTAGCGACACACCAGAGCAGAACACGAGTCTGCCGACTTTGGACTGGACGCTAAGAGTTCGAATTGTTGTGCTTGAGCGCGGCGCAGTGCCAGATCAGGCAGCTGATGACACGATTGAAAGCTTGCACTCAAAAATAATGGCTGACCTGACTCTTGGAGGCCATGCGATTGATGTACAGCCTGCACAGACCAGTTTTCAATTGTTAGAGGCTGATCAGCCGGCTGGAGTTATTTTCTGTGAATATGAGATTCGATATCGCTCACAGGTTGCTGATCTCTCTCAGTAGTCAACGAGCGATACGCTGAGCCTAACCACCCTCTCCACTTACCATGTTGGATGAACACAGTGGTCACGGCGGGAGTTACCTCCTTGATCCTGAAACAGGCGTGCGCACTCTGATCGAGCGAACGCTTCCACCACAACCATCACAGGAAACATCCGATGGCACTGCTACTACGCAAACGCCTGATCCTGATCGAGACGGAATCAAGTTACGGGACGGATCCAACTCCAACCGGAGCAGACGCCGTACTCGTAAAGGGTCTGGAGATCACTCCTCAAAGTAGTGACGTTGTCAGTCGCGATCTGATTCGTCCGTATCTTGGAGCTTCTCAGCAACTGTTGGCTAACACTCGCGTTGAATGCTCGTTCAGCGTTGAGCTTGCTGGTTCTGGCGCTGCAGGCACTGCCCCTCAATACGGCAAAGCTCTTAAGGCTTGTGGCCTGGCTGAGACTGTTGTTGCCAACACCAGAGTCACCTACGACCCGGTCAGCGCAAGCTTTTCGTCAATCACAATTCACTATTTGATTGATGGTGTGCGTCACAAGGTCACTGGTTGCCGCGGCAATGTGGCGATCACGGCGAACGTTGGCGAGATTCCGACTCTCGACTTTACGTTCACTGGCATTTATGTGGCACCAGACGACAGCGCACTGGTTACGCCGACCTATGCAAACCAAGATGATCCGTTGATCTTCAAGAACGGCAACACCAGCAGTTTCCAGCTGTTGTCTTATGCAGGCGCTTTGCAGAGCTTCTCGTTTGACCTTGGCAACTCCACTGTTTATCGGGAGCTTGTGGGTGGCACTAAAGAGGTTCTAATTACTGACCGTGCTGCTAATGGCTCTGTGACCATTGAGGCAGTGGCTCTTGGAACCAAGGACTACTTCGCTTCTGCAGTTGATGACGACGCTGCACTGGGCAACCTGCAATTCACGCACGGCTCAGTCGCTGGCAACATTGTCCAGTTCACGTCTAGCAAGGTCGACATCGGCGATGTGTCCTATGGCGATCAGGATGGCATTGCAATGCTGAACATCCCCTACACCTGCGTGCCAGATTCAGCGGCAAACGCTGAATTTGACTTGATTTACACCTAGGCTTCGAAGGGACTGCGTTGAGAGGGGGCCTTTTCGGGCCCTCTTTTTTTGTGTAGGCTTGGTCGGCTTATGACCTTACCTAATGGCTTTTGTACGCAAGAAAGATAAATCGTTCAAATGGCCTGTTGAAGTGCGTGAGCCAAGTTCAGAGAATCCTGGTGAGTTTGAGTCGTCTGAGTTTGTGGCAATCTTCAAAAGGGTGAAGATGTCAGAACTGAAAGAGATGGGCGACACCTCCGACCTGCCATTTTTGAAGAAAATCATGGTGGGCTGGGAAGGAATCACTGATGAGTCAGGAAAGGAGATTCCGTTTACCGCAAAAGAGCTGCAAAACGCTGCTGACGATGTCGATTGGCTAAAGGCCGTGTTGGCTGCTTACACGCAAACCTACGCAGAGGCTGAGGCGGGAAACTAAGAGAGGCCGCCATACATTGGGCTTCTGGCGGCCAGCAGGTCGAGGATAAATCTCAAGAGGATGCTGCAGCTTTTGGACTAAAGCTGCCAGAGCCTAAGGCTGAGAAGTCAGAGGACTTTGAAGTGTGGGATGAGAACTGGGATGCTGTGATGATGTTTCTGCGGATGCAAACCCAGTGGCAAGTCTCAATGAGTGGTTACGTAGGCCTGAAATACGAGGTTTTGCTTGGTACTGGAGGCTTGTGCGACCTCTACAATGTGGAGGATCACAGAGACCTGCTTGAACGCCTCCAGATTATGGAGGCATCAGCCCTTACAGAACTGAGGAAGACTTCTGATGGCGCCTAAGATTCAAGATCTGGTCATTGAGCTTAATTTTAAGGATGCAGGCTCTCAGCGTGTAATCAATCAGATTAGAAGTAGTCTCTCAGGACTGGAGGATAGGCTTACAACTGCAGCCCCAAAAGTTGCATCTCTGCGCAAAGAAATACTTGCGCAAGGAAATGCGAGCAGGAATACAGCCTCTAACTTAAAACTTCAGGCTTCAGCATTAACTGCGCTTAGGGATGAGGCAAGGCTTGGCAGTACAACCTTCAAGCAGCTGACTGCTGATATAGAAAGGTTGAATGGACAGCTTGCAAAAGCAGAGGGGCGCAAGAAAGGTGGTGCTGGGCGGCTCCAAGGTCTCGCTAGGACTGCAGGCGCTATTGCTGCAGGCGGTGTTTTTGGTGGGGCTGAGGGTACGATCGGTGGTGCGATCGGTGGTGCGCTTGGTGGGTTTGCAGGCGCAGCTACTGGTGCTGCAATTGGCGCTCAGATAGGCCAGCTCAGACAAGCGCTAGGGGCCACTGCTGCATATTCAGCGAACCTAAGCAAATTACGAATTGCGCTGCAAGGCGTCACTTCAAGCCAAGAAGAGTACACAGGTGCTTTAAGCTTTATTCAGGAGGCAACTGAAAGGTTTGCAATACCGCAAGAAATTGTCACTCGACAATTTACAAAGTTACAAGCATCTGTCAAAGGCGCAGGCGGAAATCTAGAAGATACAAAGAAGGTATTTGAGGGAATTGTTGCATCAGTCAGGGCAACAGGTGGGTCCTTAGCTGATGTTGACTCTGCACTAACTGCCTCATCTCAGGTATTCTCAAAAGGGAAAGTTTCTGCAGAAGAATTGCGTCAACAGATCGGGGAACGTTTGCCCGGTGCGTTTACTTTGTTCGCTGAGTCTATGGACAAGACTCCAGCTGAGTTAGACAAAGCACTAGAAAGAGGCGAGGTCACGCTTGAAGATTTTCTCCGTTTCTCAAGCAGC